GCACTTGCTTATAGAGGAAAAACTGATGAGCAACCCCAGCGGACCCGCGACAAAAGCACGTACCGAAACGCAAGGGATCCGGGCCAGAAGGAAATCGAAAGACCTCGGATCGGACCTGTCCAAAGAACAAAAGAAGCTAAAGAAGATCCTCCTGAAACACGCCACCGCCGAAGAGAAGAAGGCCTTCGACCTGGGAATCAGATCCAACAATCTCCCGTTTCTGTCCGGCTACATATTCTCCCAGCTGGTCAAGATCGACGGCATGGACATCCCCGACCGGACCAAAGTTACCACGCTGACGAAGTGGTTCGATATGCTCCGCCGCATCGCTGATCGCCTCGACACGGGCTCACCCTCGATACCCGATGCCGTGGCCCTGGAGCTGGTGACCGTCGACGAGATCCCAGAGGAATCGGACCTCCCGGAAGTCGAGGGATTTTGACAGTCCCAACCCTCATGGAATCCGTGGGCCTCGGCCCGCTCACCCAGGCTCAAGCCCGATTCATGAACGCCCCTCACCCATCGCGGCTCTTCCTGGGAGGCATCGGCAGCGGTAAGACGGCCGTAGGTCTCCTGGCATGCCTGACGGAGGCCCTGGACCCGAGCGGGATTAATCGCGGTCTGCCCGTTGGCATCTTTGCCCCAACGTTCCGACAATCGAAACGGATCCACGTGGCCCGAGTGCTCGATATGCTCAATCACTGGGAACGTATCCACGGGTGGAGCCTGCTTCGGAGATTCCACCGGAGCGACTTCATCATGGAGCTACGCGGCGGTGCGGAGCTGTGGTTTCTGTCCTACTCCAAAGACGTCGATCGCCTCCGTGGGCTGGAGCTGTGCGCGGCCTATGTCGACGAGATCGAGCAAGTCCCCGACCCGGCGTCAGTGTGGGGACTGATCGGCGGTCGTGTCCGGATCGGTACGGCCAGAAAATGGGCGAGTACCACGCCAAAGGGCTACCGTGGCGTGCCGCGCCTATTTCTCGACAATCTGAGAAACGATCCAGACGCCGGGCTCCATCATATGGTCGTGAGTCGATCCACGGATAACCCTTATCTCAGCCCGCAATTCATTAAAGACTGCCGCCAGAATATGTCCCGCCGCGCCTTCCGTGCGGAAATCGAATGTAGCCTACTCAGGTCTGCCGATGTCGTGTTCCCGGAGTTTCGCAAAGAGCAGCATCCGATCGGCCATCTCATCAGATACCGACACCAGCCCGGGACGCAATGGTGGCTCTCGTGCGACTGGGGATACTCTCACGCCAGCTTCCTGTGCTGGGCCCGTATAAAGACCCCGACCGGAGACGTTGACGTGTGCTTCAAAGAGCTGCACCCTGACGATACTCCGGTAGATCGGCAGCGGACAATGATACGTAATCTGGCCCGGGATCTGGGAAGAGAGCCTCAAGCGTGCTACGTTGACAGGGCCGACCCTCGGCAGAATCGATGGCTGATGACGGAGTTTCCATCGGCCCAGGTGACATGGATGCACACACGCGGACAACAATCGCAATGGAATGGGGTGGAGACATTCCGGGCCCTCCTGGATCCCATGGGTGAGGATCTCCAGGTAGACAAGCTGAATCCGCCAAAGCTCGCCATCGCGGATCACCTGGTAAGATGTGAGAGCGAGCGGGGGATCATCCGGAGCCTGGAGAATCTCCGGCGCCGGATTGTCAACAACGAACTGACCGACGAGATACTAAAAGACAACGTGCACGATCACAGCGTAGACTCTGCGTTATACTTCGCCAAAGGGCGACACGGGATGCCCGGCGGATTCAGCGTGTAAATGGGGGAGCAATGAACCTTGATATATATCCGACACTAGTCCAGCGGGATCCGAACTGGTACCAGGTGAGCAAGCGTCTCCACGAGTTTTTGAATCGGGACTTCCGATCCATCCGGGATGAAGTGATGCCAAAGCTCTTCCCTCGCTCCCATGCATCCCGCCTCCCTCGGGATGTGCCTCTGGTATGGAGCCTGGCCCGTGAGCTGAGCCCGCATTATCGTCGAGGAGTTACGCGCCGCTTCCTAAATGGAGACGCATCGACCTCCGTGCTCTCCCGAGTCTATGCGGGATTGAAGATCGATTCACGGATGAAGCGGCTCAGTGAGCTGCTCGTCACACAAGGGACGGTGATCGGGTTGTTCCGACCGATCGCCGGACAGTCCAGATGGGCTCTGGAGCTGTACCCGCCGTATCTTTGTGAGGTCGATGCAGACCCCACAGACTCGGCCAATATCCAGAGTGCCCGGGAAGTCCGGATCCGCGTGGCCCTGGAATCGACCCACAGGCAGATTCGATATGGCATCATGAAGATCACCCAAGACAGCGCGGTATACGTCGGACAGAAGACGACCGGAGTTTACACAGAAGACGGGAGCCTTCCGTTCTCCCGGCTGCCGTTGTTCGTGGCCCGCCTCGGTGACCCGGAGAGCCCGGGATCATTCTGGAGCCCGCTACCCGTCGACCTCCACGACGCCCAGATCAGCGTCTCCACTTCCCTCGCTGACTGGGAATTTACAGCACGCGCTACCAGCCACGGCCAGCGCGTCATATCGGGGAACATCACACAGAGCCGGGCCGAGTCGTTGCAGTTTGGTCCCGATACGGTGATCGGGTTGGATCCCGAGTCTACGTTCTCCGTCGTGACTCCGACCACTAACCTGTCGGACTACATCAGCTCGACGTCGAAATTCTGGGATATGCTCAGGGTCACCTACGGACTGAGACCCCAGGACTATACCCGGGCCGTCACAGCTGTGGCCAAGCGGATCGAGATGATCGATCGCGATGCCCATCAGGACGAGCTGAATCAGGCTCTGATTGACTCCGAGAATGACATGGCTGCCACGGCCGCATCGGTGCTCTCGTGGAACTTCGGAGCCGGCACAGGATCGATACGGGCGCCACAGGTTCAGATGGGCTATGCGCGCCAAGAAATGCCAGCCGACGTCCTACACCAGGCGCAATCCGATCAGCTCTCCGCCTCGATGGGTATCACCAGCCCATCGCGGATCGTGGCCGCCCGTATGGGAGTGAGCATCGAAGAGGCCCGGGTCATTGTCCGCGAGAATCTCGGGGAGTATGCAGCCACACAACGAGCCGCCAGCGTAGGCCCTGGCGAGGAGCTTTACCCGTACAAGGATCGGACCAATGGCGTATAAATCATCGGTCACCGTTGAGAAGTTTCGACCCGCCGGCGGCCAGGGATTGTCCGTCGACATCCGATGGGGATCCAAGTTTACGCCACGGATGATCCAGCAGTGGAATCCTGTAGCCCGCCTGGCGGCCGTGTGGGCGTTCCATATGCGGGATCGTGTACGGGATCGAAAGCGCGGCCCTGACGGCGGCACCCTGGGCCCTGGAGTCGTATCAGGGGCGATGTGGAAGTCTCTCACAGTCTCCATCCGTGCTAGCCGTGGCGGCAAAGGGGCGATGGCTTATTTTGCGCGCTCGTCTCCACCGTACTCTCGGCTTGAGACCGGGGAGATTGTCCGCCGCCGCCACCGCAAAGAGAAGGGCGAGAAGAAAGGGAAGTTTGTCAAATCCGTCCCCAACAAATTCAAGGCGCTAGCTGTCTCCGGAATGACACGGGTTTTCAAGATCCTCCCAGATTACAGCGGCCAGCTGGCTCCGCGATTAGTCCAGCAAACCAAAGCCGCCGGCGGTGGGCGGCCCATGATGATCCTGACCCCATCGGCATCGGAGGGATCCGCTGTGATGAGCTTTCTGGCCATGGGAATCGAGCGCCGCGGAATGGAAGGAAACCAACAAGCGCGGCCAGCTCCCCGCCGTGGCGATCGCCGTCTATTGAGCAGCCTCCGGCGATCGCTCTAACAGTTCGATGATCTATAACTTGACTGGCGGGCCGCGATCGTCGACCATGACCCGGCATTGTCTGATCTGGGTGAGGTGGTGTGGTGATGGCAGATACAGTTGAGAAAAACAGTGGGCCCGACTTGGATTTATCTGAGACACCTGCCAGGGTACCCGCGGTTGCGGATGCTGCCGCCACTCCACCGAGCCCGGATCCGTCCAGCCCTACTATCACGCTCAAGGTAGCCGTCGCTGAGCCCGGGACCCCCAACTCCACGGCCGATATTCCGGCCGCCCCGGACCCGGCGCCGGCAGACCCGCCCGCCGACGATCTAGCCGCTCAACTTTCTGAGCTGCGGGATCTTCTACGGACAGAGCAGAAAGCCAGGGTTGAGGCGGAGAGCGCCAGGGAAACGGAGTCTACAAAGCGCCGGGAGCAGGCAGAGGCCGCCCGCAAAGAATGGCTGGAAAGCCAAGGCTTTATTCGCTGGGACTATCAGACGCTAGCACCGACGGTGGACCAGGCGGATCCGTTTTCAGAAGAGGGGAAGCGGTTATTGGCGCGATTTCGCACGGATAACCCCGAACTTTTCAAGGGCTCGCCTGGCCCTCCGTCGGCTAAACCAGGCGTGTCTGACGGGATGGGCCGCAAGCGATGGAGAGACGTGATGGGGGACGGCATAATCAGAGGTCTGAATGAGTGATAAGAGACAAGAGAAGAAAGCAGCCGCCGCCGAAAAGGCCCGCAAGTCAAAAGCCGCCTCGGTGGCCGCCGCCCAGAAGCGGGCCGCCGAGATCCGGCAACGAATCGGAAACGCCCGGGGCGAGATGGCGGGGACGCTGATCGGTGGCGAGACCGGTTGGAAATACAGCTGCATACCAGCGGACGCCGTTGAGCGGACCCGGGACGCCTGCCGCCACAGCTTCGAGGCGAAGGGTTATGAGAAAGTAACGGACGGGCACTCCACTTATGTTGGAATGCCTAAAGCTGAGATCTGGAGAATTCCAGAGGAAATCTTCGATGAACTATCCGCGGCAAGTGCGGCGGAGAGAAGGCAAGAATAATAGCTGACAACGGGGGATAAATTACATGGCTATTACAGTTAGTGCGTATTCTGTATCAGATAAGTACACCACAGCGATCAATCGTTATGCGGAAGACCTGGCGAACTGGATCCCGCAATTCGAACAGATCGCCGAGATCTCCAGTGAAAACGCCGGAGCCAAGCAAGTCTACAACGACTACCCGGTCGGCCAGATCCCGACGCATGACACCACTACGATCGATACTATGACGCACGGCGCCGGGGCGACTGTATCGTCCATCACGCCCGGAGCATATAGTGCCCGGTACCTATTCACAGAGATCGAAGAGAGCCGCGATCCTGGGCTCATCTTGAGAGGAGCTGAGAAGCTACTCGGTGGCGTCAAGCGGACGTTTGAATCGCTCGTGTTCTCCGCCCTTCCAGATGGATTCGCCACGACCCAGGTCAACACCGGGCACTCTGCCGCGGCCAAGTATGTATTCTCCGCGACACACGGCTACGGGTCTGCATCTGCCACACAATCGAATCTCGGAACGAGCGCACTCTCTCAAACCAGCTTGAATTCTGCCAGAGTGGCTATGCGCAAATGGAGAGGCCAGAGTGGCGAGCCGCTCGAAATGGACCGCGGCCCCTTGGCACTCGTTGTTCCGCCAGAGCTGGGAGATACGGCCCGGCGCCTTGTCGGCTCTCCGATGTATTCCCAGCTCCACGAGACAAGCACGGCGGACATCACCGGATCAGGCGCCACCGGTGGAGACATCAACCCGATGTTTGCGAGACCCTTCACGGTGATCGAGTCAGCGTACCTGACCGACGAAAATAATTGGTACTTGATAAACATGGATAATACCCCGCTCAACATCTGGATCCCAACTCCGCCGAGCATCAACGTCGGCCGAGATGTTGCGAATCGTAATTGGGTTGTCTCGGTATTGTTCGAGGCTAAAGTATACTGGCGTGCACCCATCACAGGCGCACACGGATCGCTCGTGAGTTAGCCAATGCTGGAAGTCTTAGAGGACAGCACGACCACAACCGTGGAGATATATCCAGACACCGATGCTTCGTATATCTCTTCGGCCACCGCTGTTGCATACAGCCCAACGGGCGGGGAGCTGTCTTCTGAATCTGTGACAGCCGACTCGGTGAGCACGACTCTTGTCAGTGCCTCCGGGTCGACTTATCAGACCCTCATAATTAACAGTGCTTCTGGCGTGGCTGTGGGCCGCAGCTATCGCCTGAGCAATGCCGAGGGTGAGTCGGAGATGGTGACCGTGGAGACCCTAGACGGGACCACGGTCACTCTGCTCGACCCTCCTGGAATGGTCAACGCACCCGCCGCCGGGGATGCCTTCAGAGGCGCCCGGGTGAGCTGGACACTGCCCGCCGCGGCCACCGCGACACGCGGGACCAATCACCGGATCCTCTGGCGGGTGACTCGGGACGATGCCCAGGTCAGATCGTACAGCTCTGTTTATCATGTGGTGCGGACCACGTTCCGGGCCCCGGTAACACATTCGGATGTGTACGCCTATGTCGCCCGGATCCATCCCGGCAGCGCTTCCCAGATGACCCCGGAGCATCGGCGGGACGTGGCCGACCGGGCCAACGATCGCGTCAGAGCCCGACTCATGGAGACGAAGCGGTACCCACATCTTGTCGGAGATCCGGACGCCCTCAGGGAAGCGGGGCGGGTGGCTCTCCAATGGTGCCTGCTTGATGAGCGCCACCTGTTGATCAGCAACGACGAGGACCTCCTTGATCAGCTGGCCGCCCTCGATGGCCGCATAACGACAGAGGTCAACCGGGCCGTCGATGCGATGACCTGGATTGACATCGATGACAGCAACAGCTCGTCAATTGACGAAGTGGGCCCGGTGAGCACTCGGATTGTCCTATGAGATGCGGCGCCGTCCGCGATGCCTTGGTCAACGCGATCGAGGCGATAACGCCGGACCACATGGCCAGCTCAACGGACTTGTTCCGCTCTCATGATTTCGAGACGCCCGGGCGGGATCGGGCGTTCCGGGTGGATCGCATTAGTCCACAGGCGCCAGCCGCGGATCTGATGGCCACGGTTGGAGCTGGCCCGGATCCGTATGAGGTCAGCTTTGAGATTAGCACCATCTATCTGGACGGACCCGGAACGACAGACAGACGCCTGGCGGATGGAGACAAGATCGTCGACGCTCTCCGCGAGCTGGTATCCACCGAGGCGCAAGTCAGGAGCATCGACATCCGTGGCGGGGCGGACAATCTGGACCCCGGAGGATTCTGGTTAACTAGCTGGGAAGTATTGGTTATCTATGACAGGCGAGATCCATGATGGGGGGAACACATGGCTTATAATCTATCTAATATCGGGCGGATCGCTATCGCCCACCAGACGACATTCGGGACGGCTACAACGGCACAGGCGAGCTTCACTCCGATGGAGTGCGAGGCCAGTCTGCCACCGGTGGCCCGCGAAGTATTCGAGCGCAACGCCATCACATCGGGCCACTATAAGCTGACTCCGATCGAGGGAAGCCAACACGGCCAGGAGTACACGCTCACCTTTCCGATTCACGGGTTCAGCTCATCGGTTACCAGTGCACCGACGCTGGCAACGACGGGCGTCATCGCACACCCGGAGGCCCAGATCCTAAAGGCCATCCTTGGCAATGCCCACACCGACGCCGACTCATACATAGCCGCCGGCTCCGTCGCCAATGGGTCAGACAATAAGACGCTCCAGGTTCTGACCGGCGTTGATTCTGACCTCTCCGACAATACCGCGGCAGGGGCGGCCGTTGGAGTATCCACCACGGTATCAGGCTTCAGTTCCACACAGGTACGGGCCGCGTTCGTGACTAACATCACCGACACGGATCCAGATACCTATACGCTGCTGAATCCACTCGGCGGGACTGTGGCGACGTTGCAGAATATCTATGGTGCGAAGACCATCTTTATGGATAACGAGCTGTCCCCGCAATTCTTTACCCTCGAATGGAGAAGCCTCCAGAGCAGCTCCAGGATCCTTCTCGATTCCTGTCATGTCAAGACAGTTGAGATCACGCTGAATCCGCGAGGCGTGGCCATGATGACCGCGACCTTTGTAGTCAACGGGATCACCGCCACCGACACGGGAGACGCCGCCGCCCTGGGTCAGACGTCCTACACGCTCCCGACTTTGCCCACGGCCATCGGGAACAACTCGACGGTATTCCGCAAAGGCGACACGGCCACCGCGATCAATGACCTGAGCATCACGATCGAGCAGACGCTCGCCAATCGGCTCGACCACTCGGCCACCAATGGAGTCGGCGGCATGTTATGTACCGGTCGGTCGGTCGTGGCCAAGTTCTCCGAGCTGCTGACAGCGGCCCCTGTGACATCCCTGGACAGCTCACCCTCGTCGATATTCTTCCAGATCGGCGGGACAGCTGGGAACATTATGGCCGTGTCAATGCCCGCACCCGTCATGTACGAAGTCGGGGCGCTGTCGGAGGTGGAGTCGGCCGTTGCCCAGGAGGTCACATATAGCCCGGGCAGCTACACGGGCGACACTGCAACCAGCGGAGCCAGCCCAGACCCAGCGGACTCCGACTTCCGGATCGCGTTCCTGTAGGAGGATGATGGCTTTCCTTTTGACCCGGATCGATCAATTCGTGGACGTGATATGGACGGGGGATCCAGATGTCAGACGCACAAAGAAAGACGCCGATACCACGAAGATCATTGAAGCCGATCGGGCCAAGGTCAGAAAATCCGGATCCGTCGATGTGTTCACAGTCCGCCCTCTCAACAACAGGGAGGTACTGTCCCTCGGCGCCTACGCTGGATCGGATCCTGGGCTGGCGGTGGCCGCCGTTGAGATGTGCTGGCTCGCATGCACCAAGATCGCCCGGGCCGATGGGACGACCACAGAGGACCCCGCCGAGATCCGCCGAGTCATCGATGAAGAGGCCCCGCCCGATTTCGTGTCGGACCTTTCAAGCTTTGTCTATGACCTCACCCTCGGCGGTGGCCAAAAAAAAACGTGAGCAATTAATCCACGCCTGGAGACATGGCGACACCATCTCCGGCGTTCCGTATGGCTTGGATTGTGGCCAGTGCCCCAGGGGTCACCGCTGCGAGGAGTGGGGCGCCACCGACACGGGTTACCAGTACGAGGGCCAGGACATACTCCGGAAGAGCTGGGGCCGCTGCCCGGCGGCCAATCTACGCGACCCGCATCTAGTGGCCGCTGTGAGGCTATACAGGGCCCTCCAACTCTCCCCGCTCCATGGCTGGCCAGATGCCTACCCCGCCTGGATTGAAGACTACCTGCTCGCCATCGATGAAGAAGTCAAAAGCAGCCAGCGATCGGAGGTGACGTAATGGCCTCCGCCGGTAGAGCTGAGTTCCTTGTTTCCCTCCAGGGTCAGGACAAGCTGACCTCAGTGCTGACTAATGCTCAAAAGAACATGGAGAAGCTGGGCAAGCGGACAAAAGAGGCCGTCAACAAGAGCAAGGGATTCGCCAAGATCTCCGGCTCTATCAAGGGGATCGGCACCAACTGGACGGAGCTGTCGTCAAAGGTCAACCTGTTCACCATGGGTCTCCAGACCGCGATCGGGATGTACCGCGGCTTGATAAATCACCTGAAGGAAGGCGAGATAGCATCCAATGCTGCGCGGATATTTAATCAGATCCAGGACAACGCCGGGGAGACCATGGAGGCCCTTCAGGGCGTCTCTAAAGGGATCATGACGGACACCGATATTCAGCAGCTGTCCAACAAGATGACTCTTCTCGGCGCCGCCGCCGACCAGCAAGCTGAGATCATCAACCTCGCAGTTGGCCAACACCTGGCCACAGGTGAGGCTATTCGGCCCACCGTGGAGAAGCTAATCAACGCCACGCTATCGGGTAGGGCCGCATCGCTCCGGATGCTCGGCGTCAACATCGACCTGACGAAAGCGACAAAAGAGCACGCCGCCGCCATGGGTCAGACTGTCGATCAGATGACGAACCAGGAGCTGGTATATGCCCGGCTCGCGGTGGTGATCGAGGCCCTGGAGGGGAAGTTTGCACGGGTGGACTTCGACTCGTTGACAATGGACGCTCACAAGTTCGACACGGCGACAGCTAATCTGGTGAGCACAATGCAGGAGATGGCCGCCGCCGCCGGGACAGCCACGACAGCTACCATCGGGCTCCGGAGAGCACAGGACGCATCGGCCACCGCAACGTTGAGAAATTTGGGCGCCCTGGAGGATTTCGACTTTGGTCAGAAAATGGCGGAAGGATCCAAGATTGTACACGACATGATCAGGGAGATCGGGGTAAAGCCGTCCAGCGAAGTTAGAGACCAATGGCATAATCTCCAGATTGCGATTCGGAGAATGGGCGGGATGACCAGGGCGGAAATGGAGAATATGAGGGAGGAGTTCCAACTGGAGGGCAACGCATCACAGCGGTCGCTGAAGAGGATGCAGGAAGTTACGCGGAATTTTGTGCGCCGGATGCACCAGGAGCATAGGGTTGAAGGTCAGAGGAACATGGAGCAGATCCGCGCCATCCAAAACGAAATAGAGATCTCCATGATTCTGCAGAACGCCGCCGCAGACAAATCAGACGCCGCCCATAACAAATCGCTAGAGAATAAATCAACCGCCGGGAAGAAGAACGCTGCCGCCACCATGGCCCGTAATAATCGGATGGAGGAGATCAACAGACAGCACGGCGATATGATGAGCGGGATCGATGACGCACGCGGGATCGAGCTGAGGCGATGGGGGCGTGAATCGCTAGCTATCATGGAAGAGTTTGCAGAGGACGTGTCCACTTTCGGTAAGGCATTCGCAATTGGAGCACGAGCACACAAAGCCGCCCTCGAAAAGATCGACGAAGACGCCCTCGGAAAGAGCCTCGCCCAGTCCCATAAATTCGCCATGCTACACGCCCAGCTCGCAAAATCACAGATCGCCGCCGATGACGACGCCGGCAGAAAGCGGGCCGATCGTGCAATGGCAGCCCTTGAGCTGAAACACAAGCTAGACAGCGGAGAGATCAACGCCGAGGAGTACAGGCTCCGCACGCTCATCGACCTCAACAAAGCACACAACGAATCCGAGCGTGAGCTGCTACAGGAGCGGGAGCGCTACCGGCAGGAAGCCTACCAGGCAGCCCAGGACATGAACGCCGAAGCGCTAGCCCTGGCGACGACGGAGAAGGATGACGTTGCCACCGGGCTCGCTGTAGTGGGCGAGTCGATGGGGTTGATCGCCGGCAATATGAAGCAGATTGCCAAGGGATCCCCCGCCGCGATCGCAGCGGTAGCGAACATGGCATCCGCTGGGATCCGTGATCAGCGTGCGGCCAGCTTCGTCCGAGGTGGCGTAGCCGCTGCGGAATCCCTGTTTTATTTTGCTACAGGTATGTTTCCACAAGGGATCGCGATGGCCGCCGCATCGGCCGCATTCTTCAAAGTCGCAGGAGGCGGCGGCGGTGGCGGGGGCGGAGGGGCGAAGACTACCGGGATCGTGGGCGCCGGAGGCGGCGGAGAATCCCTCGGGACGATCCAAGGGGCGGCAACGACAACCGTGGTCAATGTGACCGGCTTCGTTGGCTCAAATGCCTCACTGGCTAACGACATCTCGCGGGCTCAGAACGAAAGTTCAGCCGCGGGATTCTCTGACTCGGCGGAGATCTAGCTATGGCCGCATCCGCCCTCGGGTTCTCCGTGTTCCGAGCCGGTTGGACTGGCACGATCACCCTGGGCTTTTCCGGTGGCAATGTGATCGTAACGCCATCGTCACACACCTCCCCGCTCGAATTTTGCGCTGCAATAGTGGCGGGCTCCATCGGCACCGCCGCAGGATTCTCCATCACTGTCAACGGACACGGGAAGATCGTGTTCAACGATGCGGCCAACTTCACGATCACCACAACGGCAGATATCCACACCCGACTCGGGATGAGCGGATCGAGCTTGTCCGGGGCGTCAACATATACAGCTCTCCGTGTGGCGCCGGGATCGATCTACCCGTACACGTCCGAAGGTCTCCGGTATACGCTCGATGTTCCGACTCCCAGAGGCTCCGGGATCTCCATGACAGATCGAGCGATGCTCATCCGGACACCCGGGACAGACTGGAAATCACCGGGCCTATCGTATCAAGTTCTCCGAGAGCGCCTGCTAGAGTCCGTTGAAGCCCTGGCCCTGGCAGATACGCCCGGCAAGGTCTCCGTGTACGTGGGGACGACAGCGATCACCCATCATCTGGGCAAGTCCACATTCACCACTCAGGATCCCCGGTCAGGTTGGAGTCGTGTCGCTCTGGAGGTTGTCTTATGATCGCCCTCGAGAGCTACGTAAACAACGACGTGGCAGGCTTCACGACCTTCGAGACCAAGGCATCAGGCGGTGACCCGTGGGCCACTACTACGATCGCCGGAGGGTACCGGCTCTTTTCGGATTGGCTCGCTGCTCTCAGCACAGCCCTCGGATCGTTTACGTTCGCTTATGACACCGCCACCGATCGAGTAACGCTGACCCCAGCATCGGGCGGGCTCTACTTCAGATTCGGCGCCAGCTTTGCAGAGCTGATCGGATTCGCCACCGAGCCGGGCTCCATCAGTGTCGCCACGTCCGGAACATCTGCCCCGGCGGGAATCGTCCCGCTATACTCCGCCGACTTTGGGAAGCCCACACCCGCCCGACAGTCCGACCTCAGAGCATGGAGCCACGGCCGCGCCAGAGGCCTCGTATGGGGAGAGGGCGAGATGTACCGGGCCCAGTCCCCGATCCTATACAGCAACCTCGACAGGGCCCTGTCTGGTCCTTGTACGGCGGGCCGAGTGCGGATCGGAACGTTCGGAGGATCGGACATATACGGATCCGCCAACCTTGACGGCTACATCGACGGCCATGTCCTGAAAGTCCACGACCCCACCGGGCTCGATTCCATCGAAGGAGTCGCCCAGCTCACACTCGATGTCCACGCCGGAGCCTCACCCTCGGCGCCGGACCCATTCGAGCCCTGCTACGGATCGTTGGTCCGGGGCTACAGCTGGGCTCTATATGCCAAGATCGAAGGGCTGGCCTATCGATTCTGTGAAGTCGACCCGGGCTGGACGGACTCCGCTCGGCCCGCATCCGCGACCCTGGTTATGGACCCGAGCACTACCCTTTCCTGGCGAGCCAATAGGGAGCGGGGGATCGCCGGTGGAGGCCCGCTGCGCGTGGGCATAATGGACCCCGACAACACCACGGGGATCTGGGGACGTCCCAGTAAGTCCGCCGAGCTGGCCACAGACCTCACAGCCACCGCCACGACTATCGAGGTGACAGACGTCTCCGACTTCTCCCTCTCCGGCGGGACGGTATATGTGGGCAAAGAGCGGATCACATATACGTACGCCACGACAGGGACAACGCCACACCAGATCACCGGATGCACCCGGGGAGCGGTCAACGACAAGTATACCCACGTGGCCGAGGGCGGCGGCCAATGGACGACCCTACACGAGAAGCCGTATGTGTGGGCGGGGCGCTTCCTGGAGCTACACGCGGCCCTCCTGGACCCATTCGGGCGGGCTGTCGGCAGTGACTGGGAGGACTCCGACGCAACAACGATGCTATTCCGCGGAGAGATCACCGGCGCCCCGGGTTACGATGGCGGGCTGTGGATCCTACACGCTCACAGCCTGGAGAAGCGACTCACCCGCGAGTTGTCGGTGGCGGGCTCCGGATCGTGTTTTCACGGGTTACCAGCTGGGATCAACGAGCAGGCATCCTCGGGAACCTTTCCGCCAATCGTCGTATCGGATACAGAATCTATCCGTGTGACTTTCATCTGGAAAGACGAATACAAGAAGGCGTCGACTCTGACGGTGGCGACCATCCTGGCGGAGGAGTGGGCGAAGCCGCCGATCGTCAGCTCAGGCACCCGCCATCTGGTCGATATGGGCGCATTCTTATATGACCTATTCTTGGCCTCGTGGAAGCTTCCGATCACCGTTGACCCCACGACTACGGCCGCATCCTGGGCCGGAGGTAACACGGCCACGATCGGAGCCTATAGCGGCCCGTCGATCTACAAGATGACCCGGGACGAAGAGACCGGCGCCGCTGTCTTCTATCTGGAGGATCGCGGGCCCTCCGTCGGTCTACATATGAGCCCGTATGTCAAGATCATATATGGCCCCGGAAACAACGCCCCGGGATGGTGGACATCGACGATCATCGTGGAAGAGGGCACCGTGCTAGGAACGAATCAAGTATTCCCGACGGGCACTCTGGATTCGCTGCCGATGACCACCGGCGCCACCGGCAAGACGATCGACTCCATGGTCCTGACAGCTGACCCCGACGAAGCCGGACTCATGGGCTCGTGGCCCTCGTCTGGGTTCTACATGGCCTCGGGTTCAGAGGATGAGATCGGAAGTTACAACGCCACACTAGCCGCCCCGGCTCATGGAGTGATCGCCCTGTACGGACTGACCCGGGCAAAGCACGGCACCGCCGCCGCGGATGTGTGGGATCCTGAGACCACCGTCGAGGCCGTCGAAGAATTCACGGGATCCTATGGCTCCCAGCTCCTGACGATGATGGAGAGCAGCGGGCTGTCTCTCCGCGGTACATATGACACCAAGTCGGCACACGCTGGATATGGTCTCGACGATGGCCAGATCGATGAGAGTTCTATCCTGGCAACCCTGGCGATGAAGACGCCCGTCCTGATAGCAGGCGAGACCAGTCTGGAGAAGACATACGGCTCTCTGCTGGCCGCTCTCCGGCTCAACATCGGCCCGGTCAGATCTGGCCAGGCGTTGAAGCTGGGAGCCTACACGACTCGTCCTCTCGGCTCCGTCACTCAAAAGCTCCGGGATGCCGATCTACGCCTGACGCGCGGGCCCTCGGTGGAGCGTGTGAACGTCGGACCCAACATCGTAAAGATCGAGCACGACGACGCCCCTGGGATCGACATGGGGACGTCCATCACTTTTAGACTGGCCGCCGATATTACGGCCCGGGGCGGAGTCCGCCGGGCATACAAGATCCCAGGGTTGAAAGCAGCGACATTCTCCGCCGTCGCCCAGAGCGCCGGGATCGCTATCATGCTCAACGGCCACGACCTGATCGCGTATCGATTCAGAGTGGGCGGGCACAAGGACTGGCTCGTCGGGCAGATCGTGGACATCGACATCAGCCATCCGGGGATCTGGGACTGGTCCGCCAACACCACCGGACTCAATGCCGTGGGCGTCATCCTGGAGACCCGGCGGAATCTGAGCGGGGAAGTGGACGTGGTGATCGTCGTCGGTGGAGCTGGCCGCCCCGGAGCACTTGTGCCAGCTGTCAAGATCTCCGGGCTCAGCGGGTCCGATCTTACGATGGCAGAAAACTCGTTTCCCAATGGAGAGCCGGTGTTCCTGTCTGGCGACGGTTGCCTGCTCTACCGTCCAGGAGTGGAAGACGAGTACACGGAGAGCACGATCGCCTCGGTCAGCGGACTGACGGCAACCCTGGACACGGTGCCGAGCTGGTTATCATCGATCGACTTCTCCAATACCACGACAGGGATCGTCTATATGAGTTACCCGTCGGACAATGATGCCGATATAACGGCGGCCCAGGCGGCATTCACACACGTCAGCGACGGCACAATATGGAGCTGATTAGATGAGCACGATCGACCCACCGAACTCCGGCAGATACAACGCTACCGCCTTGATGGCCTCTGGCGGGATGGTCCCAGGTAAGCCGATCGAGGCCACCGCACTCGCGGCCCTGGCCGACAATAGCAACATTTGCTTCATGAATTATCGCGGCCCGCTCGGACATTGTGTGTGGGGATCCGGGCCCCGCTCCGGTTATAATGCGGGCGCCGGTCCAATCATCGAACCCAAGGAGGACTTCATCGCGTGGTATCTCCCAGGATCCAGAATCCAGCGGGCTTATCTGATCACCGTCTACGCCCGCCACACCGACGCCGGAGAAGACGATGGCACACTGACGATCAGGCACGCCGGGGTCGGTGACCTCGGGACGATCACCGTAACAGCTGGCCAATCGCTGACCAAGCACGAGCTGACGATCGACAGCCCGACCGCTTCTGACATGACTATCCTGATCCAGAATGACTCCTTTTACACGGAGATCACTTCCGCGGCCATCGTCAGAAAGCGGACGATCGCCAGCGACTCGATCGCAGACTTACCCCGCGGAGGTGGATTCAGATTCTCGAGGTCTGACAACCTGTCGAGCACTGAGCCGCTTCGGGACGAGTGGGTTAATCGCATGATTAATAATCCGCGGTACATCTGGAAGGAAGAACCGCACACCCTAGCCTGTATCAATGCCCCGATCAGACAGGTCACCGCGGCCGCTGTCATCGCTGAGTGGTCCCAGAACGTTGGAGACACACTGCCCTACGGAACACCGGGCGCCGATGGAGACGGGAACCAGGACCCGATCGCCGTGTTTCCATTCAGTCCCCGCTATTCCCAGACCGTCCGGATTTATAGCTACTTCGTAGCCCCGGCAGACACGACGATGCGGGTGATGCTCGGACAGACATCGACGACGATGGCCATCAGCTCCACGGCCCGGGCCGCTGTCGGCGCGCTGCCAACATGGCGGACTGCGGATCTTGATGTGGAGCCTGGCGCCCATATGGCCCGTATATATTTCGACGGGGAAAGGACCAGCTCTGCGGCGGACTTCGGCTATCTTCTGGCATTCCAAATCATGGGGCTCCCATCATGAAAACATTGAACCCGCAGATCACATGGAGCACCGAATCTGTCTTGGACGTGGACCCGGTAGCCCACGGCGCCGCCGCCGAGGCCATGATCATGGCGATAGCCGACGGAGAACAGGTCGCCCTGTTATGGGGCTCAGTGCCTCACTGGTCCGCCGTCGTCGATATCCCCACATCGTCGGGGACAGCCGCCGAGATCCCGCTCATCGTCCCGCCGTTCGTGGATCGGGCCGAGGTCACCGTGATAGCATCAGGCGATGGCAACGTCCACGTTGAGGGCCTCACGATCGCCGTTGACCATGCAAGCGTGGACGACGCCGGAGACACTGACAACAGCATAGCGACCGCGGCTCCATACTCTGCCTCGACATTGCTCACCGTGGCCGCATCGAATGTTAGTGCCTCACTCGATGCTGTGACGGTATATTGCGACTCGGGCGTGGAGGTCTACTCGATTGGCTTCACGTGGAGACGTAACGACTTGGATCTGACAGACGCGATCTGATAACTTGACGAGCACCGACACACGCGCCACTATGGGCGCGGGGGGACTTTCAAATGATAGGCGAATCTAAGATTATTGACGCCGAGGCGGGGGCCTCGGGATCTGCCAGCTTCAACTCGCACAATAGCGATCGCATCCTGATCCGTGTCGTCCCAACGACTACGTGCAACGTGACGATCAGCGGGACAGCGACGAGCCTGGAGTCCGACGCCGGGACCACACTTGACAGCTCAACCGGCGTTACATCGGCGGGCTTCCTGGTCAACCTTGAGAACACGCCGTGCTACAAAGTGACAGTAGCCTGGGATACGCTCTCAGGCGGTGGCGCCGTGTCAGCCTATGCCTGGGTCGGAGGGGTTTAAAATGGCCGTCAGAAGCTATCCAGCAAGGGTTCACAAGGTAGACGAGATCCGGGCCGCCAGCTCCACCGGTGGCATCTCCATCGTTGACGATGCCGGGACGGTGGGCATCTTCGTTGAGGATGCAACCGGCAGCGTGGGGATCGGGACCACGACCCCATCGGGCAAGCTTGAGGTCGTATCGGGCAACGACGGAGACGGCACAATATCTGTCAGGTCCGGGGCCTCGTCGGAATATTCCAAGATATCGATGGGGACAGATTCCAACAAAGCAACGATCGGGATCCCAGGTGGGAGCGATACTTTTTTTACCGATACAGCCGCCGGCGATCTAGTCATCCGAGCCGACGACAATAACAGCAAGGTCCACATCGGCGCCGGGACTTCCGGGATCGCTGGCCTCGTCGTCTCAGAAGTAGCCGCAGCTGGCCGAGTCGGGATCGGGGTGACCAGTCCAACGACGGCCCTCGATGTCTCTGGGACAGAGACATCGAGGGCCGTCGTTGGACTGGTCACCCCGATCCCGCCTCGGCCAGCTGCGGCTACTTCTGAGACGACGAGG